AGCAATGTAAAATTAGAGAGACTTGTCAAATTGTCTGGAGGAAATATCAAAAAAGCAGCTACTATGCTTCGCGGAACTGTACGAAACAGATACAAAAATATTAAGCCTTATATACGCGACTTTGCGAAACGCCAAAATTATCCATATATGAACAGTACCAATCTAACCCGTATACCAGATAGTCAGATGACTCATTGGCGTCATTACAAACGCTACGCCAACCTCTTGGGGCTTTTGGGGAACAGAGCGAACCCGAGAAGAACTTATTACAACAAAAAACAAATTGCCAATGGTGCTCGTCATCCTCCGGTGAATCGTAATCTTGTTCAGAAGTTTAACCAGTTTTACAGAATATATACACTTGGTTCTCGTGGTGTATCACAATCTAATACGCGACAAAAATTACAGAGATTTCACGAAATACAAAGAAAAATCACACAGAACGCCACGAACGCCGCGCGCGCCACGGGTGCGCGGCGTACCAGAGCGGCAACACATATTCAGAGTGTAGCCAGAGGTATGCTTGCACGAAGACAAGCCAGCGCAGCAAGAACAGCTGCTGCGACTGCTAGAAGAACACCATTAAGATTTAACGCCCCTGCATTTGCCCCACGACGCGTGAATGCTGCTGCGACTGCAAATCTTCATAGAATATTGGGAATCAACGCTTCGAGAAGGTGAACAGTACCATAAACACGATGACGCAAACCAGGAATGCGACGACCCAGTTTTGTTTCGACGGACCGCCTGAACACTTGGTGGACCAGTACCGAAGCGCCTGGTCGTACTCAATTTCAGACTTGTTGAGCTGGGAGTTGACCAAGTTGTGCAGTTCGACAGACCAACGGAACGGATCGCTGCGGTCAAACGGGAGAAGCGCCAGGTTTTCACGGAGGTGTTTGCCACACTGCTTACACGGCAGAATGCTGGGCATTGAATCAAAAAACTGGGTCAAAGCACCCGCCTTTTCATCTGACACGTCTCTGCCTGCACTGAGACATGCCATGTGAATCACTGACCAAAAGTATGGACCAAACGTCGTCGGACAGATGTTCATTTTCTAATGGTGGGCGAGAAAAAATGTGTAAAACGCCGACGCATTCCGAAAAAAGTGTGTCGTGTCCATGGCACAACACGTCCACGACAAGTTTAGAACATCTCACAATGGCGGTTAACACGTCCTCCTACTCTGTCAAGACTTACTCGGAATACCTCCGGAAACTCGAGTCTGATCCCATCACACCGGGTTGCTTTGACATTCATCCGGAGCACCAGCGTGAATTCATCACCAGCTATGACTGGGCCAATGCTCTCATATGCCATTTCATTTTTCATAATCAGATGAACCCTGTTATCTATCACAGGGTTCGTGATGCTAACGGCCTCTCCTATTATGAGAGTCTCGATGGAAAGCAGCGGTCGAGTGCATTCATCCGTCTTCTGAATGACGAATTTGCCTTCAAAAATACAAAAAGTTTTCCTCACCCCGACCGGTCTGTAAATGACATGCTTTCGGAATGTGACAACAAGTACTTCCGCCAGTGGCCGGAGAAGTACCAGAGTGAGTTTCTGCATATGAAACTTCCCGTGACAACGTACGAATTCACTATGGATGAGAAGATGCGGGCCGACTTTTTCGCCGATGTGCAAAAGGCATCGTGTACTCGCATCGGCGAGGTCCTTAACTCGTACAAATGTAAAAATAACCTAATGAAGCTCATCATCCGCGTAATGGATAAGTGCGAATGGCAACGCATCTGGAAGCCAGTAAAAACTGACCGCTACGCATATCTTCAGGTATTTACGTGTATGGCATATCATTTCATCAAGGCACCAGAATCGACCAAGGATGTTCTAAACTCCGAACTTATCGAATGGGTCGACTTGGATGAAGTGGTGGGTGAGAATAAGGCTGAGGAGTTTTCGAAAGCCGCCAAGGATACCATCGATATGATGCACAATATGGGAGGAATTTCGCGAGCGAATTCAAAAAACACTGTTATGGCCTTTTTCTTTCTTATTTTGCGAAAGACTGACCCATCGGTCATCGAGGCAATTGGTACCCGCTTTTCCACGTCGAAAACCCTGGAATTTCCGAATGTCCGTGGAGGGGCCGACCAGGCCTACCGACGGTACATGCACCTCATAAATGACTACGCAGTATGAATATGGGGGTCCTAAAAAAACCTCAGCCAAGAGTAAGACCATGCCATCTCCGAAACGCGAAAACTATAATAACAATAAGGCCTTTGAGAATGCACGCGCAAACTATAACCGTAAAGGTAAACGTTCCGCGAGCAAACCCCTGCCGCATACGCTCGAGGGTAACATCGGACACATGAACAGACTGCTCAACACGATGAATCTCGCAAATCTGTATCGTCTGCGTCTGACGAGCAAAGCGATGCGTAACAAAATCAACGCGTCGGGTGTTATACAGCGTAAGATTCCGGCGGCTCAGCGTGCCGAGGTTCAGAAGCGCGCACTCAAACGGGCCAACGATCCAATGTTTAAATACATCAATGCGTACCAGTGGCGCAACCAGATGTTCCCCGAAAATCGTATTGGTCTACACCCGACCGTTGGTGTCAACAGCCGAACCATGACGCATCATCGCATGGGTCAACACATTCGTAATTTCGCCGGTCGGACGACCCGCGGCGTTCTGTCCAAAAAGTCCAAACACACATATGGTGTATGGGCACTGGAACATAACCAGGGTCGGCCGTACGTTCCGAACAACCGGAACAAACAGGCGGTCGCGCGCGCCCTCCTCGCCGCTTTCCGCAAACGTAAGGCGGCTCGGCGCTAGTATCACTTAAAAGTTGAAGGCGCGTTGTAACAAATGTACAAGTCGCTTCTTTTAGACATTGATGGTGTTATCGTACGTGACCGTCTGCTCATGGAACATGTCAAGGACAATTGCGTCAGGTACGTCGCCGCAAAGATGCCCGAGTGTAAGAATCCGAGTGTCGTGAACAGCGTGATGTACCTCGCACACGGACACACTGCTCGAGGTCTCAGCAAGTCGTTTAAGATGGATACGAGTGATTTCAATGAAAAGGTGTACGACAAGCGACTCATTGAACACCTGACAGAGGTTATCTACGGCACGGAGTTTCAACGGGAGGCGAAGGAACTCCACGAGTTGACTGAGAAGGACTGGAAGGTGACGCTGTTCACAAACAGTCCTATTGCATGGGCGGGGCCCGTTGCTCGTGCGATCGGCGACAACGTGTTGATTGATTGTGCCGGAAGTGAATTCAAGCCTTCAGCTTCTCGATACGCGCAGTTTCCAAAACACATGACGCACATTTACGTGGATGACTCGTTGAAAAACCTGGCAAGTGCACGTTGGTTGCCTAATTGGCACTCTGTGTATTTCAACGAGGGTCCGAAAGAGGACCGTCTGTGGTGTCCCCAGGTCAGTTCCATATGGGAGTTGCTGCTGTACGTCAATTCAGTCGATAAGTGGATCCAAGACGTTCAATAAATATTATAGTATTAAAAAATCACGGACCCGAACAACGAGAGAATGTTATTGTTGTTCAACGACGTGACGTTGACCAAAAATGACCTCGTCGATGCCACAGCTCGTATGATTACCCTGACCCGACAAGAACTCGGACGAGACCCAGAGGTTGCCAAAGAGTACTACGAAAAGGTGGAACACTTGATACGTACCGTGCGTATGGTGATAAAATTTGAGAAACAAATTTTACTAGACCTCGATGTTGACTAGACTGAATCCTCCCTGCGCCCTTCAAAGTACGCCTTCAAGTCCTTCTCCATACGTTGACCGGCGGGTGTCAATCGAAGACTCATCGTGACGTCTGCGATGGGGTCAAATGCGTGTCGTACGAGAACGTCCCAACGCTCTCTGTATTTACGGTCCTCGAAGCGACCGTGCCAATGATGAAGAATCGTCCCTGGGACGTACGAGACGCTGAAATTTTGACACTTGTGTTGGTACTCCATGAGCATAATCTTGTAATTCATGTGAATGTTCCCAGGACAACTGTCTAAAACACGTCCGATCCACGCCATCGCCATGTGTCTGTCACCCGAACCGAGAATGGCCCAGTCCAAAAGCGAGTTTCCCATTGTCCGAAACGCTTTGCGCGTACAGGCCCATGCGTATCCAGGGTGCCAATGCCCGTACTTGTCCGTCTTGACGTAGGGTGTTCCGCTGTCCGCGTGCATGTACCCGAACCCCTTGTCAATCTTTATGGCTTCGTTGTTCGGCCCGAGGTTCACAGCTGTCCGAAACATCTGAACAATGTCATTCGTCTGGAGTGCCTCGATGGTATCCTGGACCCAATCAGGGTTCAGGAACGTAATGTCGGCATCAATCCACGCAACGTATTTCCAGTCGTCTGGAAGGTTTTTGATACCCACATTGACCAGCTTCTCCTTCATCCACACAGGAGTGTCTGACCTGTTTTTGACGTGCTTCCACACTGGAAGTTTGGGGAGTGGCGCTGGCCCTGTGAGTTCAGATACGACGATACGAATCCCCTTGACATTCTTAATCTCATGCACAAACTTGATGAACAATTCTTGACGTCGTTTGAATCCACAGTAATTAAAGTATGGAAGGACGACATAAAGAACGTCTTGGGGACAACATAGTGCTGTTGGCCACATCTATTTACTTAGAAGAAATTAACCACGACGCATAAACGACGCAATCATGTTTCTTACACCCAATGGAAGGCCGTTTACTGATCTAGACCCAGTTTGAACCCTTACTGAACCAAGTTGACCGCGCATGGCTCGGGTTCTGCGTGCGGTTCTGGCTGTGCGCATTCGGTTGACGGCGTGATTGAGCCGAGCTCTGCGGTTTCGAAGCCATTGCTGATATCGGCGTTCGAATTCAAAAGGACCGAGACCAGTGGGACGAATAATATGTATAACCTGGTGAACGAGCGCAGCGCGATGCGCATTATTGTTACGAGGCATGTGACGCCGAGATTCTTCATAGTTTCTAAAACTACGTGAAAGGTTCATGTTATAATGATACGATATTTTTTTCCTAGGACACGTTCCGTCTCACGGGCTGAGCCGCGTAGACTTGGTTTGGACCACAAGAGCCATCGAGACCAGAACCCCGGCTTAAAGCGACCTGATGGACTCCAATTTTCTCGCTTGACATGACGCGTCAGATAACGCAACATACGTTCATGGTCTTTGTGGATAGTGTAATCCGAATATCCACGGAGACCAAAGCTGACTGTTTTTCCATCCGGAAATGTCGCACGCCATTTGTGCGGTGGAGTTGCGCGACTGACGCGAATCACAGCCTTCATACTTATTAGGACTCAAGAATCTTTTCCCCAAAAGTTGGCAAGCACGCCTGGAACAAAACTTTTTTTGGGAATGGGAATAGGCATTGTTACGTTAACAAAATCCACTTGCGTGCTCTCATCCTTCTTACTCTTCTTTTTTGACAACACACGTGTAAACAAAAAACCAAACGCTAAACCTACAAAGAAATCATACATCCTTAGATGTATGAGCTTTAATCTCTATAAGCTTTGCAGACAGGTAAATTGACAGGTCGAGAGCCTCCTCAAGCGCCTCTTGAACCCAGTCATACCCTGAATTCTGCAACAAGCCGTGGCCGTACGCCTTTTTACCTTTTTCCATTCGTTCAGCTATCAAAGCCTTAATCTCATCGTTGCAGTCCAACGGCGTGCCGTTGTCCAACAAATCTTTGTTGTCCAACAAATCTTTGTTGTCCATTTATTTTACACTCACTCGTCCTCCTTAGGTTCAGGGGTAAAGTGCTTGAGGGCCACCTTGTGGGCGTGCACCTTGGCAATCTTCTCCGTGACATTGTACCGCTTGTCCTCCATGGACGCCTGCAGAATGTCGCGGTAGACGTCAGTTTCCTCGAGGGCCAGCTTCAGCTCCTCGTTCGTCTCCTTGGTGTTAGTCTTGAGAACAGCAAGCTTCTGGATGAGGAACTGGATGGACTGCGTCATTTATCTTTCAATGGCACGTTGTGTTTAAGTCCTTTCCGTGGAAAGTCCGACGGTTGCATTTGCGAGCCTAAAAACACCGCATCTTGTTCTGTCATGTATCGTAAACTCACCCACGTAGAACACATTCTCGCGCGGCCGGACTCGTATGTCGGGTCTTTGGCCCGTGAAACGGTCGAGACGTGGGTTGATTTCAAACGGGCCAACGTCTATGTGTCACCTGGACTTGTGAAAATCTTTGACGAGGTACTCGTCAATGCCATCGACCAACACTCGCTCAACCCGAAAAAGACGACACGCGTCGATGTGACTTTCCAGGGTGAAGTGTTTTCCGTTCGGAACAACGGCGACGGTATTCCGAATGGCGTGCACGCTGAGACGGGCGTTCAACTTCCCGAGCTCATCTTTGGTCACTTACTCACCAGCTCAAACTATGATGACACACAGGAGCGTACGACGGGTGGTCGAAACGGCTACGGTGCCAAGTTGACCAACGTCTATTCGTCCAAATTCACGGTTCGGATCCTACACAAGAATCAAAAGTACGTGCAAAAATGGTCGAAGAACATGACGGTGTGTGAGCCGCCAGTAATCACGCAGTTGGCGACAAAGGGTGGGTACGTCGACATTGAGTTTCAACCTGACTGGTCCCGTTTTGAAGGTGGGTCGGCACAACTCCCAGACCTCGTGAAGGTTCTCACAAAACGCGTATGGGACGCGGCGGCATGTTGTCCCAAGTGTCACATTTACCTGAACGGAACGCGCCTCGAGGTGAAGAGTCTCGAGGACTATGCTCGCCGGCACTTTGGAGATGTACCCCTGGCGACGCTCGGGAGCGACATTGTCGTCGGACATTCGACGACGGGCTCGTTTCAGCACATTTCGTTTGTGAATGGTATTTCGACGACGCAGGGTGGGACACACGTTGACCGGTTTGTGAATCAGCTCGTACCCAAGTTGGCGACAGGTATCCGGCCGGCTCAAATCAAGGCGTCTCTGTTTGTGATGATGCGCTCGACGATCATCAACCCGACATTTTCGAGTCAGACCAAGACGGAGTGTACATCCAAGGTGACCACTGAGTATGATTTCAAGCCAAAGTTCATCAAGGACGTACTAGCATCTGGTGTAGGTGATGAACTGACGGCACTTGCAGTTTCCAAGACGGAGAAGGAACTCAAAAAGACGGACGGTGCCAAGAAGAATAAGATTACGGGCGTTCCCAAACTGGATGATGCCAACTGGGCCGGAACGGCAAAGAGTCACGAGTGTACCCTCATCGTGACTGAGGGTGATTCAGCCAAGACGCTCGCGGTCGCGGGACTGAGCGTCGTAGGCCGCAACGCATACGGCGTCTTCCCGCTCCGGGGGAAACCTCGGAACGTTCGGGACGCTAGCGTAAAACAACTCACCGAGAATGAAGAGTTTTCGAACCTCAAAAAGATTTTGGGTCTTCAGCATGGAAAGGTGTATACTTCACTGCGAGAACTTCGATACGGCCGTTTGATGATCATGACTGACGCCGACCTGGATGGGAGTCACATCAAGGGTCTGGTGCTCAACATGATTCATCACTTTTGGCCGAGTCTGATTGACCTGGGATTCCTGGTGGCGATGGTGACGCCGGTGATCAAAGCGGGCAAGGAGTGGTTCTTCACTGAGGAGGCGTTTCGGAACCGGGCCGATGCGGTTTCCTCCGGAAACGTCAAGTACTACAAGGGTCTGGGAACATCCACCTCAGCAGAGGCGAAGGAGTACTTCAAGATGATTGATCATCTGACGGTCAAGTTTACACCGGATACGCGAACGGGTGAGTCGATGACGCTTGCATTTTCCAAGGCTATGGCGGATGCACGGAAAGGATGGCTCGTAGAACACATGGCGACCACGCCGCCGGGTGTAGAGTACGGGAGTGTAAAGTCTCTCACAGTGACTGATTTCGTCCACAAGGACTTGGCCAACTTTTCAGTCGAGGACATTAAGCGTTCGATTCCGCACGTAGGGGACGGACTCAAGCCGAGTCAACGCAAAGTGATTTACGCATGTATGAAACGTAACCTGGTCAAGGATGCCAAGGTGGCGCAGTTGAGCGGGTACGTCGCCGAACACACGGCGTACCATCACGGTGAGGCGTCTCTCCAAGGGACTATCATCGGCTTGGCTCAGAATTTTGTCGGGTCAAACAACGTCAATCTGCTCGAGCCGAGCGGTCAGTTTGGAACACGTCTGATGGGTGGGAAGGATGCTGCGAGCCCTCGTTACATTTTCACGCGATTGGCTGAAAAGACGCGTCGGATTTTCGACCAGCGTGATGACCCAGTACTCAAGTACGTGTCAGAGGATGGTCAGAATGTCGAACCGACATACTATCTGCCTATCGTGCCGATGGTACTCGTCAACGGTGCAGAAGGTATCGGAACGGGCTTTTCGTCGTACGTTCCGCCGTACGACCCCAAGGTGGTCACGAAGAACATCCAGCACGCACTTCGTGGCACGGCTATGGAGGCGATGAAGCCGCACTTCAGGGGGTTTACTGGAACCGTGGAAAAGACGGGCGAACACACGTGGACTCTGACGGGGACATTTGAGCGTCAAGGACCTCGTATTCACGTGACTGAGCTACCTCCAGGCAAATGGATCCAGGATTACAAAGAGTTTCTGGATGGGCTCGAGGTCAAGTACGAGAATCATTCGACTGAGAACAAGGCGGACTTTTTCGTGTGGACTGATGTCGACGACCACAAGCAACTTGGGTTGGTAAAAACGATTCACACGAGCAATATGTATCTCATTGGTCAGAATGGTGCTGTGAAAAAGTATGCGAGTCCAGAGGAGATTTTGGTCGACTACCTCGAGATGCGTCTCGCACTGTACAAGAGACGAAAGGCGTACCTGGTCAAGGAGCTCAAACGTCAGGTGAATGAAAACACGATACGGGCGCGTTTCATCACTGAGGTGGCACACGGACGTCTCGAGATTTTCCGACGGACCCGAACAGACATTGAAGCAGACATGACCCGTCTCGGATTTCCACACGAGTTGCTGGTTTCGGTCCGGACGTATCAGTATACCGCAGAGGAAATCAGTAAGGCGTTGACATTGGTAAAAAACCTCCAGAGCGAGCTTGTCGCACTCGAGGCGATGACCGTGTCGAACCTGTGGAAACAAGATCTTGAGTCTTTGTAGAGGATGAACACGGAAGAGTTGATTCGTGAACTCATCCCACCGAATGCATCACCCAGTGAACAAATTCTACTGACGAACCGGATTTTACAAATTCCACCGGAGTACATTGAGTACAGACTTCCAGGCACCCCTACACGAGAACAGATTCTCGCGTTGTACCGTGAGTTATTGATTCCACTGAGGCAACCCGTCACGGTGACTCCACCAGGACCACCCGCCACTGTGACTGCGCCTACTGCTCCAGCTCCTACGAGCCTGACGGTTCCTGGTTTTTACGGACCGTCTTTGACGTCAAACATTCTTTCAGTGTACCTGACACAGAATGCACCCATTCTTCCAGGTATGACAATCACGGGCTTGGCGGGGATTCAGAGACGAGTCATTGTTCAGACGTATACATCCAACGTCTATGGTGATGTCATCATCAACCCCGGTCCACCTTCAATTTCGTTTCCGTACGTGGCTTTGGTGACTGCGACAATCCTAGGGGAAGGTACCGTTCCAGTTGCACCGAGTTCGATACTTCAATTGACCTTTGAGTTTGAAAAGGTGGAGACAAAAACGACCGCCCACGGATTCCGTGGTCCGCTCGTGTCCGGAAATACATTCAGTGTCTACATCGTCGATCAGTTCACGGGTCCGAGACCACAAAAAAAATGGAAAGTGACGGGGTTCAGTGATCCGAGTATGCTCCTCGTCGACGTTTCAGGGAATATAACAGTGACGAAGTTTGTTTCAGAACCAGGGACGGCGAATGTTCTGTCGGACACGATAACAAAGGAACAAAAGTATATCTACAGACTCGATGTCGTGACAGACCAAGCGCAGTTTATACCTTTGCCGAGTTCCAACGTCCTCTTGACATTCAATCGACCAAACGCAACAATCGAAAGTAAGTACTACTCGTTGTATGACCCGAAAATATTCGATGCCAGTGCGATAAAGGGCCAAACCGCGGACCTACGTGACCTCAATTCAAACGTATGGACAGACGTCCCAGCGCCTCGTGACGCGCTCATCGAAATGGCTGGACGTGGGTTTGGAACCGGTGCGCTCACAGCACTCGCAGCCATCGGTGCACAGGAAAAATACATGTACGGAGGCGAGTCACTCTGGATGCCAAAAATAATTCAGCATACACCGTTTGCAATCACACAGCGTTTTCTTCTTCCGCTAAAGTCCGGAAATGAAAAGTTTCTCAAGTCGACGCGAACATTTACGGTTGACATTCATCCACGTGAATCGGGCGATCTCTTGTCGAACATGTATCTGTCGGTGTCTCTTCCAGCTTTGCCTGCAGGGTACGACTACACGCCACTTGTTGGACGTGCAATTATAAAGAAGGCGGAGTTTCTGATTGACGGTCAACCCATCGAAACATTGACGGATGATTGGTACATTCTTCGTGATCAGTTGTTCCTTGACGCGGACGAGAAGCTCGCCATGTACCAAGCGACGAGTCTCGGGCAGAGTGAATCGAACGTCGTTCCAGCGACGGACGTTGTTAAGATGATGATTCCATTGGACTTTTTCTTTTGCCGGCGACATAGCGATCGTAAAATTGGACGTGAAAAGCTCGAAAAGCCATTCTTCCCGTTGTGTGCTATCCTGAAACAGACAGTCACGATTCGATTCACGTTCCACGACTCGACGTGGATCACGAATGCCCCGGCCGATGCAAGTGGACAACCAATCGACATCATCAACCCGAAAGTTCTCATCGAGGAGATAACACTGAGCCCACGTGAACGTATTTATTACCAGAGCCGTGAGTTGAACTATAAAGTAAATCGTGTGTGGGCAGAAGCTGGTCAGCCATACTCAAAAGGCAAGTCGACTATGAATTTAACAGCAAATTTTCCAGTGTCTATGATTACTTGGTTCGTACGGAATCAAAATTACGAGAATGAACAAAATGCAGCATACTACAAGTCGCGTTATCAATACGGGTACAGCACGGATTACATTCCAGCTGCTGTACCTGTAACGTTCTTCAACGGCGTCACAATTAATTTTTTGGACATTATTCAATCAGCAACCTTGTACCTCAACAATCAGAATGTTCTTTCAAACTTTCCAGGTGCCCTCTACTACAGCTACAAACAGGCTCTCGACCACGGTCTTTCGGTGCCTACAAAGAGTATATACATGTATTGTTTCGGAGACAATCCCAAAGAGTACAATCAAGAGGGATACGTCGATTTCAGTAAACTCAACTCACAGACGACGCATCTGGATCTGATTTTTGATCCGATTCTTTCACCTCAGATTGAAAAGTCTTATACGATGTACCTTTACTATTATGGATATGTCCCTCTTCAAATTTCCGGCGGATATGCAAGACTCCTTTCTCAGTGATGTAATCGACTATGCCATTGATGATGCACCAGCGAATGAAATTCAGCTGAGCAACCGTCGTCGTAAACCCCTGAAATTCAATTCGTTCCGTACGACAAAACGGGTCAAAAAACTTTTTCGAATAGCCATCAAGTGATGACTTGTATGCCACGTGGACCGTAAACTGACGTCCCGTGGGTGTGGTATATGTCACGTTCGTCTGACGAGAATAGTTTGTCACGAACCATTCGAGGTTCCTGAGAGACACTCCGCGTCGGTGTTCTAGAATATCTTTGAGTTGTTGTGTGTGATCC